CCCCAACATCAGGGTGGACAAATATAAAAGAATTAGAAAGCACATTAGCTGACTGTATATCAATCGGATTAGTCGTAGATGAAAACGACAAAACTATAACAATTGTTAGTCACATCTCAGGAAGTGACACACAAGTAGATATAGATGGGAGTCTCGTATTGGATAAGTCTTGGATTAAATATAGAAAAGACTTACCTCTACCTAAAGAGACAATTAATAAATTAAAGATATGGTTATTGGAGAACGCAGATGCCCAGAAAGATAAGTAAAGAAGACGAACAAAAATTTATAGAATATTACCTAGAGGGTGAGACAGCAGGTAATGCAGCTCAATCAGCTAAGAAAGCAGGATGGACATCCAATCCAACACAAATGGGTTCATATCTTAAAAAGAAATATGCTCATGAAATCAGAGAGAAGAACGAAGACAGAATTACATCGACATCTGGACTAGCTATCACAGTCCTACAAGACTTACTTAGATCAGAACAAGATGCAGTCAGACTCAATACAGCAAAATTAGTTTTAGAGATGGGTGGTTTTAGTTCTCAGAATATAAATCTGAATGTAGATAAATCTACACAAAAGAGTGATGCTGAGTTAATTGAAGAATTACAAGGTCTAGTTAGCAAGATTCCTGCTCTAAAACCTAAATTAGCTATGATTCAGGACAATACAGAGGAAGAATCAGGCGACACCCCTGAAAAGGACTCTACAATGGACGAGAATAGACTTACGCATTAGTGGGTTATAATCGTACCAGACACCTCGTTTAAATTGGATTATGGCGATTCTAGGGCTACTTTTTTTACAAGTTTTGGCTATATATGATACCAAAACCTAAAATTGCCAATCCAACACCATTCACAAAGACTAAAGCACTATCTTTGGTCTTCACACCTACAACCAACCAACCTAGCACACCGATAAACTGCACATAAAGATTTATTGGATAGTAATTAAATGATGTTAAGACTAACCCACACGAGAGGATGAGTGAGCTAGTCCATTTTAATTTGTTCATTTACTGTATTGTAATATTTCTTCTATAAGTTTTGGTGGAATTGCACCTCTAAGGGTAGCATTTTTTATACCTTGTGTTCCTGTTTTTGAACCTCTTGGTGCAGGTTCATGACAAGGCATACCATTTTTACATTTCTTTGCTACCAATTGCCACTCATTATTATTACTCCATATATCTGTAGGTTTCATATTCTTAAAACCATACTGACAATAAGTTACTGTTGTATGTGGATAAGGTATTAGGTCTAACTTTCTTAACATGGCTCTTGGGTTCTCTATATAAAAGTATTTTGGTTTTAGTTCTTGTATAATTTTTACTGTTTTCTTTACCATGTCCATAGCTTTGACTGTATTCTCGTTTTTAGGAACTCTATTTGGAAACCAATGAGCAGAAAAACTAGCTACACTAAATTTTTGACAAGGTGGACTCGCCCAAATAATATCAGGTTTATAGCCATCTAACATAGATACATCGAAGTCCATAATATCTATTGTAAAGTCAGCATCAAACTGGTCCTCATTATCTAATGTTTTTGTTTCATATCCCCATTGATGAGCAACCTTGCTAAAACTTTTAGTTCCACAGAATAATTCTAAAGTTTTCATTCATCACCAATCTTAGCTAATGCATTAATCTCAATGTTCTTTACAAACTCTAATGTTTCCATGTAGGGTTTTTTAAATTCCATATAATCTTTTTTATCCATACCTAGAAACTCTGGTCGATTATCATCATCATAAATGAATTGCCCTGTACCCTCACAATGATAGCACTTGTCTATACTGTTCTTAGATTTGACTACTCCTCTACCTTGACAGAAAGGACAGACAGTTAAGATGACTTCTCTGAGTGATAAGTTAATAAAGTTTCTGATTAGAAATTTATCCCCTCTTATTTCTTTTGGGTTTATGTGTTTAAGGAATATATCGCAGACATCCTCATAGATATCATCGAATACCAATGATCTAGCATAGTTGTTGTCTGTGTATTTCGCCATGAGAAAATCGTATTCTCTGTTGTCCAATCCCCTAGTCCCCAAAAAGTGAGCAATATCTTCAGATGTTATTGCATCGTGATTACTACTAGAGAGTTCATAGCTCATTGACTTTGCAGTTAGAAGTGATAGTAGATCAGCTTTCACTTTTCTTACCTATCTTTTTCCTCTCTTGTTCTACCCTTGTGCCTATTGATTTCAAATAGTCATCGCCATGTAGTTTGTATTGCTCTATCATATAGTATTGTAGATTAGGATTCAAACCCCAAGGGAAGTGAGTTTCGCCAATTCCATTAGACTTTGGCTCTGCATCCTCTATTTTATACAGTATTTTAACGTCTTCATCAGACCATCTCTTAGTTCCATCTAGGTTTTTACATTCTAAATCAAATGTTTTAGCATCAAATCGTGTTAAAAATCTACCCATTATATTCTCCAAATTCTGTATTCTTTAGATGATATTGTTCTAAAGCTAACAGGAATATTATTTTTCCATGCGTATTTCCTAACAGAATCCACAATGTTGTAATCGTTTACTGTGAATGATTCTCCCTCTTTCATGCTAAGAAAAGCATCAACATACTCTTTATATTTCCAAGGTCTTCCTCCTTTTTCTCCTATAGGAACACCTTTCTCAATTTTTATCATTAATAATTAACCTCTCACTTTCAATTAATGTTCTCATTGTTTTGACATATGCTTCAGTCCACATGTCTCTACGTTCTTGTTTGCTTAAATTCTTGCCATTATCCATTTGATAATGACACCTGTGGCAAAGAGCAACAACAAGGGAATCAGGTGCTTTTAAACCCATTCCTTTACCATGGCGAGATTGGTTTGAGTGACAGGCACATACAGTTCCATCACTCGCACCACAATGCTGACAGTCTAGTTGTCGCATTAGTTCTAATAGTTTTTTGTTTCGATACACTAGAGTACCAATGACCAAAAGATACTAATAGCCGATACAAATATAACTGCCTTAACTACATCAGGTAGTTCATTACAAATCTCTATGATCTTGTCTATCATCTTTCTTTCCCTCCATCATTTCATGCATTCTTTCCATTTCACCACCTATATTTTCTTGTGCATTATCTATGAACTGATCACACACTTTCCCAACAGTTTGCAATCCTGATTTCATTCCCCTTTCATATTCACTAAGTGGTTTTTCTTTTGATTGTTCATCTAAGTGTTTTATTGTTGCATCAATAACAGACTTTAAATCCTTTATAGCACTTTGTCTGCCTATCATTCTATCTATACTCATTTCTTTTTACCTCTCTTTAGTCTATTTATCTCTGATTTTGGTAAGAAATACTCTTTGTATCTCTTGCCATTCTCTGCCTCTACCCAATGGTCTCTTATGTCATAACCTCTCTCTTTGAGTTCAGACAACCTTTTACCACCATACATACTGTATATGGGTTTAGTAGCGAGTTGTCTTACAGTTACTCTTTGTCCACTTGATAGTGCATCAAGTATCATTTTATGTTGGCTTTTTCTCATTATCCTCTCCTATTGTTAATTAACCTAACTCTCCATAGAGTTTCTTTTCTCCCCTGATATTTGCAGATTTAGTACGAAAAAGATTACAAGACTCAGTAATACTACTTAGTTCGTATCTAAGAGTTATATACTTCTTCTTTTGCTCTGCTATCAAGTCTGTAAAAGCTATTACTTCCTTATCAACCTCTGCCATTGCCTCTCTTTCTTTGATAGTCATGCCAGATCCTCTAGTTTCAAGGAACTTTTCTGCTTTAATCTGTTTTTGTTTAGCTACAAGTAGCTCGTATCTACTTTCTGCTTTACCTAATTCAGCACCAACAGTCCTAAGTTTCTCGACTGCTCGTTCTAATTCTTCATCATGTAGTCTAATCATTTCTTCTCCAATAGTGTTTTCTTAGCTGTAGGTGGTAGATTTTGTATTTTTTCTACTGATTTCCTGTTCATATACAAGTCAATGAATGTTCTTTTCTTGTATTCTAGTTCCTTAGAGGTTAAGCGATTCAAAGATAAACCACCCATTTTGAGATATATTTCATTAGCGATCTCATCTTTTACTTCTTTTCTATCGAAGAACATCTGCCAAGTTTCTTCTAATTGTGAGTTATCCTGTGATAAATACTTCATGATATCTGATATCTCTGGTCTCCATCTGCCACGTTCAACACTTTTAGTGTGTTCATGTAGACATCTAACTAGACTTTCTATGTCATATTCTTTGAAAGCCAAGTACCAAA